TATAAACCGCTCTAATTAAATCACCATTTAAGGCCGTTCCCATATCAACAACAGGCACCCCACCCACAATCGTAACAACATAATTATAATACCATTTACCACCATAGCCAATTGCAACTAATTTCCAACTCGCAGTACTTCTTGCACCAATATAACCAGTAATGACCAAGGCTAAATCGGTAGTATTGATTTGAGCAAATGCGCCATTTCCTTCAAGTGTATATGAGTAGTTTGCAAAATTATTAACCGTTGAGTCAAGTGTCAATTCACTTATATAGCAATTAAATTGATAAACAACATAATTATTTTGATTATCAATAACATCTAAATAAGCAACATAATTAGTGTTTATGCTATTAAACATATCATCAAAGAAATCTAAGCCGTGTTGGTTAGTGGCATCTATCTTCACAAGACCACTGCCCGTTATAGTAAAGGATCGCTTTGTTGGGATAAATCTCTTATATGAATTGTTTGTTTTTGGTGCTAACTCTAAAAATTCGCGAGTTATGCTAATAGTCGCATTTTTAGCACAAGCCAATGGATATATATTACCACCTTTATTGTATGCTAACACTAAACCTTCGGATTTTACTACGTCACTCATTTTTTATTCAAATAAATAATTATCACTATATGCATCAAAAACTTGAGTAGGTGATGGTGAGTTAATTTTCATATCTCCTCCATTTATAGTTATAGTGCTTGCATTTGTCACGACAACTCTAAATGTGTCATTCGTTGCGATAGTTTGAGTAGTCACCCCTAAATTAAACGTAAATGGTTGATTTGGGATGTTTATAGTGTAGTTTAAAGTTTTTATTGAAGTACCATTTTTTTGCAATTGGAAGCTTATAGTCATTGGATAAGAACTCGCGCTTACATTACCAAAGATACTACAATCTATTGGAGTTGACAAGGTTGGAACTCCATCATATCTCGCCGTGTTACTTGTCTGAATTGAGAAACCTCCACTTGTCACAAGGGTTAAGGGGATAATGTTAGGAGTGGCATAAGTGCCAATAGTGAAATCAGCCTCAAAGGTTGATGTTGTTGGGGTGTCCCTCAACTCATCATAAACCTCCTCCAAAGTTGCGCTCCAAGTCCCCGCCGCAAAGTCAATCTCCTTTAAATTGGCTATCCAATAAACCTTATTAACATCATCGTCTAAAAACCTAATTGTGTTAATAAGTCCAATTGGTTGCATTTGCGCCCCATCGTCCCACATAAGACCATAAAAATTGCCATCAATCTTATTACGATTGAAGCGATTATGCTCCCACAATGTGATTGCGTTTTGTTTACGAAATCCATAAGACTCACCAGCGAATCTATATCTATACCAATCTGCGTCCGTTAGTGTCTGAGCATCACTTTGGAATATTGCCCCCTTGTGAAGCGTTGAAAAGTGATCATCCAAATAAGTATCTTGTATGTCTGCGTTTACAATTGTCCCACTTTTCTCAAACTTCGAGTTTATCCCAGTTATTTTACGAACATCATCACCACTCTCAAAAGACGTTAAAACCTTTAACTCAAGGTTTCGATAATAATTTATTGACTGGGCATAAAAACCATCGGTTACCATATAAAGCCTCACAGTCAAATTACCCGTAACTGGGACTAATTTAGACTCAACTTGTATTGTATTCCAATCAGTGCTTGTCACATTTGTACCATTTCTTGCATCAAGATAAATTGGAGAACCAGCGTCAAGAGATAAATTTAATACCCAATTACCCTCTTGATTTAATGTATAAAATGAGCCACCACTTTCAAGAGTAATTACGCAAATTGGAATGTTTTTATAAAAGTCAGAACCTGGAGTGTTTAATCTCTTATAATCAATTGAGAAATTTAATTGATTTGTTGCAAATATTTTAACTGTGTTACTTTTAAGCCATACATCATCAGGAAATCCAGTAGAACCATTGAACTCCAAAAATACATACCTCTCAAGCAAACCATTGGCAAGAGTGCCATTGTAAATTTCACGCAACCCAGTTGTATAGTTTGCCCCTGGTGTTGTTGGTGACGAAAAACTGCCATTTTGGAAAGTCCAATCTTGTAAAGTAAATAATTTACTAGCCCCACTCGTTGAAACATAAGTTGCTCTCGCAAATGTCTCATTGGTGATGGTTTCATTAAATGGGGTAAAAGTAAAGTCAACCTCATCAATCTTAGTCCTCTTTTGAATAAGTCTAAGCATTTGAGGACTTATTGGCTTTACTTCTCTATCTACACCAACCTCAATATCGTACCTTCTATCAATAGTAGAGCGAACACCTAAATCACTAAAAAATCCCCTTAAATTATTATTGTAACTTGTATAAAGTTCCTCTGGTCTAAAAAACCACCACTCACCCATATACATAAACACCGTTTGTGAGAATGACTTGTTTATCTTCTCAATCGCGGTGTAACAATCATCATAAGTTGTTCCCTCTTGTTGGAATGTCTTTGCATCAATATAGCATTGGTCAAGAGGCATTGTTTGGATTGCATCACTCATTGAATCGTGATACAAGTTATTTATAACATAATGTTGAATGAGTGGCACCTCTGGGAGTCTACTCATTGCATAAGACAAACATTGAAAAGGTGTAAACCTCCCCACAAGTTCATTATTGCCATCGCCAAATTGAAAGTTTTTAAGAAGACCAAATCCATCGGCGGCTCGAATAATAAGGTAATGATTCAAATCATCCCAAACCTCTTGGAAATCATCTTGCAAAACATATCCTCTCCAATATGGGAAAGTATTAATACTAAACCTTACTAATATGTCACTATCTTGGTCAGCGTAAAAATCCTCAATTTGCACACCATTTACATCGGTCACAATCTCCATCTCTGCCATCATTGCCCTTATAGGCTTGTAAATATCATCATCAGAGTTGAACTCCCTTAATATAAATGGCTTTGCACCTCCCTCAAGTGTTGTAATAGCACCAGTCCAACCTTCATATAAAAAAGTCAATTGACAATCTTGGTTGTCTCCGCTCTTAAAATCTATTTGATATTTCGCTTGTTTAGCCAACTCGATTGATTGTTGCGTTTGTTCTATTTATTGATCCCACTAAATCACTACCCCTAAGCGTTAAATTCACCGCCCCTGCCATTTGCATTCCACCACCACTTACCCCTCCAAAGTTTGGTTGAGCAACTCTTGTGCCTCCGGCACCACCAAAACCACCACCCCCAAATCCTAAAGCACCCGTTATTCCACTTAAAAGAGTCTTTCCGATTCCACCACCAGCCGCGCCAAAGCCGGGGATGAATAATGAGGCTAATAATGTAACTACACCAGTCGCTATAATCTTACCAACTATTTGTGATATTGCTTTTAATATTGACTGAGCAAATTCTTTGAATGCAAACTTACCAGTCTGCAAAAAGTTAGTGAATAAGCTTTCAACTGGAGCAAAAAATGTCTCATTCATTAAATTAAAAGCTGCGCTCATATTAGCCTCTTTTTTTAAGAAGTCCAATGCGCTTGTCGCTGCTTGTGCTTGAGTCGTAATAGCATCAACATTCATCGGCATTTGTGGAGGAGCAGTTGGTAGGGTTTTTGGTGTTACAATCCCAGCTTGTCTCTCTAATGCTCTTCTCTCATCAACATCTCGCCTTAAATTTTTTAAATCTGTTTTATTTAAAAAATCTTGTCGCTTTATTCTCTCTTCTGTGTCTCTTAAATTTTGTTGTCTTGTTTTTTCTTGTTCAGTTAAAGAGGCTTTTTGTGATTTTGTTAAATCTTTTAACGCTTTATCTTCATTTTTTATAACATCAACTCTTTGCCTTGTTTGCTCATTAATTTGTGCTATTTTATTAACCGTTGGATCAAGTTGACTTAAATAAGAACCTTGTTCTGTTTCTAATTCTTTAATTGCGTCTCTAACGCTATTTAATTCACTTGTAGTTTGTTTTAATTGTAGTGAATAAGTGTTAACACCTTGTTCAGCTACCCTTGCTGCTGCTGATTGATTAGTTTGTGATTTATTTAATTTGTCTTGTTCAATTTTTTGCTTTTCAAGTAATTTGCTCTCTTCGAGTCTTTTTTCTGATAATTTTGTTGCATTTGTAGTCAATGCAGATGTTATGCCAGCCTCTTCAATTTTTAATCTTACTAATTCTTTTCTTGCTTGTGCATTTGCTTGTATTAATATTGAACTCTCTTTCGTTAATGCATTCTCATCTCTAATACCAGCAACAACATCTGGAGAAATCTTTTTTAATTCCCCATATGCAGCAATTCTATCGGCTTGAGGTGCTTTTTGATTCGTTAAAGTTTTTGTTAATGCCTCAACTTTGATTTGTTCAATAGCAAGATTACCACTTGTTTCATTTATTGCTTTGTTATAAGCTTTTTGACCTTCGCTTAATTCTTTTGATGTGCCAAGTAATACCCTTACCGCTTCAGTAATACTTCCATATTTTTGTATTAATGCAGTTGCTCCAGCAATTACCGCTCCAATTGCAAATGATACACCAGCTGGGCCTACAAGAGTAGCACCTAATGATTTTAAAGCATTACCAACACCACCAGCTTGTTTTGTCAATGCTCCAAGTGAGTCAAATAAAATAGGCAAGTTGTTTTGAATGGCTATAAATCCAAATGGTGCATCTCGCGCTACTTGTCCAAGTGCGCTAAGTGAAGCCGCACCATTAGCAGCCGCTGGTCGTATTTTATCAATAGACTTAGTGGCTTGGTCAATTGCTTTGTCAACTCCACTAATGTCAGCACCAATTTGAATTTGAATACTCATTTGCTCAACCTTTTAAATAATTCCCTTGCCTCATCATCACTCATTCCGATTTGCTTATCCTCATCACCTGGCAAACTCCACAATGCCTCTGGTGTTTTTGGTGCGGTCTTAGAGTCACCCATTAACCTAACCATTGTAAACATCAATAATCTTGTTTGCCTATAATCATCCACCCTCCTATTTTGATGCCCTTGCATCATAAGAGAGAAGTGTCGAGGACTCATTGAGTAGAACTCATATGGTCTTAATTGCAACTCTCCAAATGCAAAGGCTTCTATTTCCTCCCACGAATCATCTTTTTTTTTGTATCTTCTTGTGGTTTAGCTTGTCGTATAAAATCGCTATTGCTCCAAATATCAACAATTTCTTTAACCTTATTCACAAAATCTTGGTTAAGAAGATTTGCTTCCACAAAGTCTACAAGTTCCTCAAAGCTAACCTCTGGCTCAACATCTTTGACCAAACAATTATTATAATAACCAGAGTAAATGATATGGGATATTCCAATTTCATTTAGATCATCTTCTGCAAATGCAACTCCTTTAGTAAACTTGTTTTGCAAATACCTAAATGAAGCCATCCCAAATTTTAGTCCAAGTTTTTTATCGTTAAGTATAAAATTAGTATAATTCATAGTTATGGAGTTACATCAAGAATGCCTGTTGATTGAATTGTTCCAGAGAAGTTAATGAACTCTGTTGTTGATTGATTCAAAGTAAGGTCTGTGATGTAACCACTAAATTGATGGTAATAAGCAGCGCCAACTGATGAACCACTAACAACAGGGTTTTGAACTCTTACCGCAACCAATGTTTTACCAACCATTGCAGTTAATAAATCTTCATAACTTACTTGAGAAACGCTTGGAGATGTTTCGCAAATTGCATCAAAGTCAAGAGACATTTGAGGCTCTGATGGTGAAGTTAAAACACCGCAATTGGTTTGCTCTGTTGTTGCATCCATAGTCGTGTTAACGCTTGAAGTACGAAGACATACAAGGTTTTTGTATGAACTACCACCAGCAACATCGATTTCTACATTTTGTAAAGAACCTAAAACTTGTGCCATTGTTTATTTTATTTTTGATTAACTAAATTACTAATTGTTATTATTTTTCTTGCCACAAAATTATCGCCATCATATAATGGCAAATATGTTGAACTTGATCTATTTATTGGGAATACTTCAAAATTTACATCACTAAAACCATTGACATTAGTGTCAGGTATTAATAGATTTAATATTTGATTAGATATAATATCGACAACACTATTATCATACACTCTATATTGTTGTGCAAATATGTCAATTGTTACCTCAACATTGTTTCCAAATGAATGATTTGTGTTAACACCAACCTCACTTATATCTCCAATTATGACATAATATTGAGGAGTTGTGCCAAATGGTGCTTGTCCATACACAGGGACATTTATGCCATTATATTGCAAAATGCCTTGTAGTTGGGCAAGATATAAAGTCCTTACACTATTTGCGCAATCAAGCATTATATTTCCTTATTTTTATCCAATAATTGATCAATATCTTGTAACATTATTGGAGTAATTCGATTTACACTTGGTCTTAAATATGGTCTTGCTGGCAAGTTTACAAGTCTTTTTCTTGGACTTGCTTTAAATTGAGAGGCTAAATCATTCCAATATTGTTCTGGCAATTGAACAAACAAGTTACCAGTACCAAACTCAACATAAGCAGCGTAATCAACTTGAGCAACTACCTCATATAAATAAGGCTTCAATTTAGATGCACTTATTGAATTTTTTAGTCTGCCTGTATCAACCGGGACTCTTTGCTTTGCCTCACTCGCCATCGCCTCGCTATTTATAGCAATTGCAAAGTCTATTTGTTTTTTCAAATCATCTCCCTCTTGCTCAAGCTTTGCAAGTGTTTCTTTTAAGCCTTTAATATTTATAGTAAAGCCTCTCGCCATTATATTACGACCACTTTATATTGATGATAATTAAGACCATCCCAATATGGATACTCGGATACATTTCTACTTGCATCGGCATTCATCTTCTTGCCTCTATTCTCATAACTCCAAGCTACCAACGTGAGTATATCTGTTTGTAAGTCCTCTGGAAGTGTTCCATACCCGGCTTGATACTTAATCTCATAATATCCCCTTGCATAAACCCATAATTTGCCACCAATGACCTCAAAATCTTCATTCTTAGTCAAGGTGT